GCCGCTGACCACCGAGAACGGCGTGTCACCGTCACCCGCGGTCGACGTCGACACCGGCCCATCGGCCAGGCCCACACCATCCCACGTGCGGACCAGCGTCACAGGACGTCCTCGGGGAGCCGCAGCACGACCGTGCCACTAGGAGTGGACTCAGGGACCTCGGCATCGTGCTCGAGCACCAGGACACGCGCATAGTTGCCGGCTGCGACGTACACCGCGTCAAGGACCGTGCGGACTGCCGACTCGTCGTCCTCGAGCGCAGCGACGAAGGTCGCCGGGGTCAGTACCGCAGGAGGCGCGAGGAGCAGTCGACCGTCGGTGCCGAGCGTGAGGACGTTCCCGACGTCCTCGGACGGCCCCGCCGCGGCGATCGCGGCCTCCGCGGCCGCGGCGGCCGCCGCCTCGAAGGCCGCCGGCGACCAGATCGGCACCCGGTTGCCCCCGGAGACCCACTCGACCGTCAGGTGGTCCTCAACCCGGAACCCTGCAACGAGGCCACCAACGACGGGGATCAGACCGCTGGGGTAGGCAACCCCTGACAGGTCCGTGACAGCGAGCGCCGGGGCATCCACGGCGGCACCTGAGGGCACTACGTACCCGAAGCCGTCCGCGACGAGATGTCCCGTCGTGGCGTCGACGGCCACGTGTGGGCCGAACGCGTGCCAGGCCATCAGTCCCCCTCCGTCGTGGCGGCCGCGAGACCGGCCACCTGGTCTTCGAGCTCGGCAAGCGCGGCGCGCAGGTCTTCGAGCTCGGAACGCAGCGCATGGTTCTCGGCGCGCACGGCGCGCACGTGGGGGATGAGCGCCACACCCAGACGTGAGTAGGCGATGCCATCGGGCCGCCCCTGCTCGTCGTAGTCCACGAAGATGCCGAGGCCCAGGTCGTGCAGCTCCTCGGCGACCGCACCGAAGTAGAGGCGATCGTCAAGACGTTCGTCGGCGTCACGGAACACTCGAGGCACGACGTCAAGTACACGGTCGAGCAACTCGGGTTCGGCATCGGCCACGTCCCGCTTGTAGCGCAGGGACGACCCGACCCGGTACACCTGGCCGCTGTTCAGCCGCAGCGTGCCCGAGTCACCGGTCCCGGAGGTCGTCGGCACGATGCCGGGCTGGATGAAGAAGCCCTCGACCGCTGCGGACCCGGACTGGTACCACACGCGTGCGTCGCCCGAGTTGTAGAACCCGGCGCGGCCCGTGGACGTCACCCGCACCTCGGCGGAGTTCTGCTGCGGGCTCAACGTCACCTGTGCGGTGTTGCCGCTGAGGTACTGCGCCAGGGTTGCGACGTCGACCTTGTCGCCGAGCGCGGCGTCGAGGTTGGTGATCTGGCTCATCGAGTGCGTGTGCGCAGCAGGGGTGAACGCCGTCGGCTTGCCCGTCACCGACTCCCACGTGTGGGAGTGCGCAGCCGGGGGGAACACCGTCGGCTTGCCCGTCACCGACCCCCACGGCAGCGAGTAGAGCTCCCAGGAGCTGCCACCCACCGGGAAGAGCCACAAGGCACCGGCGATCGCCACCAACGACCCCGGGCGGTTCAGGTAGGCCAGCGCGTCCGCGGAGGCCGCCTGCACGAGACCGTTGCCGTACCACGCCCGCAGGTCCACCACCTGATCGAGCGCGGCCGCGCCACGGTGGACCAGCGCGATCGGCTGATCGTCCGTGGTGCCCACCCCGACCTGACGTCCCGCCGCGATCGCCCTCGACGCACCGCCCGCGATCGCGACCAGCGTCGTCTCCTCCGACCCCGGACCCGGTGTCCAGTCGCGGCGCACCACGACCGTGTACCACGTGTTCGCGGCCGTCAGGCCCGACAGGACCGTCGGCGCATCGACGACGTCCATGACGCCACGCCCGCACGCAGTGCCCATCGACACCGTCACTTCACCCTCGGACGCGGCCGTGATCGTCGTGGCCAGGTCCGTAGGCCCGACCACGAGATAGTCGACCCCGAGAGTCGCCATGAGCTGAGCCCACTCGGCCCACCCCACCGACCCGGAGTAGCCGACAGAACCGATAGCCATGTGTGAGGCCTCCTACCTGCGAACAGAGTCTCGGACAGAGAGCGCGAGCCTGCTGACCGCGCGCGCCAAGGCGTCGACCGGAGAGGCGTCCCACAGCCCCACGACCGGCACCACCTGAGGACCCGTCGAGGGCGACCACGTCATGCGCACCTCGCGCAGCGTGTCGGTCACCGCCACGTCCCCCACCCGCAGCGTCACGACGTCGCCGACGAGGAACGAGGTCCCGTAGCGCAGGTCGGGAGTGTCCGCGAGCTCGACCGAGAGCCCCGACGTCGGCGCCGTCTCGGCCAGCGTGAGAGCGCCACGGTCGTCCAGGAGCGAGTTCGTCGACGCGTCCGTGGCGCTCTTGAACACCTCGAGGACATCACCGGTAGCGGACTCGAGGGCGGCGTCGACCACACTCCGGAAGGTCCGCGCCGTGCCCTCCCCGGGCCCACCGACCACAACGCGTGTCGCGTCATGAGCTGAACGCGCCAGCTTCCACGACCGGATCGCCCCCGAGGACTCCGACAACTCGTACTCATGAACCACGGGCTCGCGCACGTCCACCACCAGGCCGTCGGGCCCCTGGGAGACCAGCGCACCCAGTCCAGCGAGCTCGACGGCGGGGAACAGAACGTCTGCGAGCGGATGCATCCGGGCCGCGACCGTGATCGACTCGCCACGCTCCTGGTCCGTCGACACCGTCACCGGCAGACCCAACCTGTCGACGGCGTTCGCCGTGACGAACCCCTTGAGGACCGTCTCGGCGGCCCCGGTGCGAGAGTCGTACTCCGACGCGGACTGCCCCGACAGTGGCGCATCGGGCACCTGCCACCCCAGCACACGGCGCAGCAGACGCCAGTCGCCAGCCGCGGTAAACGTGAACGAGCTCGCGCCAGCAGGCCCGGTGGCGGAGAAGCCGCGCAGCGGGCCCGAGAACACCTGCAGCCATGCCGGCGCTCCCGGGGTGTCCCACGACGTGTCGAACTCGATCACGACACGCACCCCGTCGGCAAGCAGCTCGGCCAGACGCGGGTGAGTGCCCGGGACCGTGATCGTCGCCGCCGGGGTCGAGTTCCACCGCGGCGTCACCGACAGCGACGACACCGCACCCAGATCACGAGCATTCGTGAAGTCCGCGTCGAACAGCGAGACACGCCACGGCTGCTCTTCGGAGTACACCAGTCACCAGGCCCGGAAGTAGCGGGGCACGAGGTGGCACTGCACCGACCCCGCCCCCGTCGACGTCGCATGAAGGGCCACCGACTCACCCGGGGGCACCGGGGCGAAGTCGCGCGTCCCCAGCTCACCGAACACGTCCACCCCGTCCAGCAGCACCGTGCGACGCACCGGCGAGGTGTTGATCTCGAGCAGCTCCCCAGACGCCACGTCCGGACACTGCACCAGGTGCCCACCCACACCCACCACGAGGTCCGTGTGAGGGCCCACCGCACGCCAGATCGGCCACGCCGGCGCCTCGCCGGGATTCGTGATCGTCAAGCCCGCGAGCGCCGCACCCCCGGAGATGTGGAACGGAGGCGAGCCCTCGGAGTCGATGAAGTCAGCCGCCGAGGAGTCCTCACCGGTAACGAGAACCGGGTCACCGTGCCACCACGGGTCGTCCGCAACAAGGTTGATGCCGTACGCGTGCCATCCGCGCACCGTCGGGTCGATCGTGAACGCCTCGTCGCCGCGAGAGACGACCCGCACCCGCAGGTGTCGAGCCCGCCCCGAGTCGTCGCTCACGGTCCACGTGCCCACCTGCCCTGGGCGCAAGGCCCGCCAGAACTCGGCGTCCCGCTGCGCCCACTGCCCCTGGCCAAGGTCCCAGATCAGCACCGGCCAGAAGCACGAGCGGGCCGGGAGTCGGAACCCGCGCGCATGCTGACCATCGACGCCGGCGAGCTCGTCGGTGAAGTCGTCGATCGCAGGAAGATGAAGCCCGCGAATCCCCTGGTCGGTCAGGAGCACCCCGGTGTCCTGCCACTGCGACAAGTGCCACGTCACGCCCTCCCAGGACGTGAACGTGTGTCGCAGGCCCGAGGTGGGCAAGTCCGGCGGGGCGTCAACCTGCCCCGAGGCGAACACCGCGACGGTCACGTGATCACCCCTTCGAGGTCATGCATCGTCACCGCGTCCATGACCCGCTCCATCACGTGCTCGGCGAGCTTGGCGGGGTCGGTGACGTTGTCGACTCGCAGCGACAGCCCTGCGGCCACGCCGCTGTGACCGGCCGGCTGAATGTTCGCCGCAAGGTCGAGTGTGCCCAGGTCCGCGGTGAAGTTCCCCAACAGCGAGCGCACGTCACCGAACCTGGCCTCGAGCCCGTCCATGAGCGACTGCATGATCAGCTCGCCGTTGTCGGTGAGCAGACGCGCGTCGACCTCGGCCGGGCCCTTCCAGTCCGGGAGCAGGTCGGTCAGGTTCGACAGGAGATCCTTGACCTTGTCGAACCCGGCGCGGATCCCGTCGATCAGACCGTCGATGATCTTGCGGCCCGTGTCGAGCAACCAGGTACCCGCCCCGGAGAGCGCCTTGCCGATGTTGCCAGGCAGGTCGGTGAAGAACTTCACGACCTTGTTCAGCCACGTGCCCGACGTCTCGGCGAAGGCCTTGATCTTGTCGATCCCGTCACGCACGAAGTTCGCGATCGCCTCCACGCCCTTGAGCAGCCACCCGATGAGCGTGGTCAGCGCACCCACGAGCCACTTCTGCACGGCCGCGGTCACCGGCAGCACAGCAGCGAGGACCTCGGTGAGGACCTCAGCGAGGAACGTCAGCAGCGGGATCGTCCACGTCTCGAGCAGATCTGCGATCACCTCGAGCACGGGGGCAAGGGCGCCGACGAGCGGCTCGAGCAGCTTGAGCACCGGCTCGAGAAGACCCACGAACAGGTCCAGCAGCGGCGGCAGGAGGCGTGCAACCAGCTGACCCACCACAGCGATGATCGGGGTAAGGGCCTTGACCAGCGACAGCACCGCGGGGATCAGCGGCGTCACCGCCGAGACGACAGTGGTAAGGATCTCCGCCAGGACCGGCATGAGCGCAGTCACGAGTGCACCCACGACGGGCAGCAGCGGGGCGAGCGCGCCCATCAGCTCGCCGACGACCGTCGCGAGCATGGGGAAGAGGGTCTGAGCGAGCTGGACCAGGACCGGGACCACCGGAAGCAGCCCGGTCAGCAGCGCCGTGATGATCGGCACCAGGCCCGTGAGCAGCGGAGCGACCAGCCCCAGCGCAGTCACCAGGAAGTCACCCAGGAGGGGCACCAGCGGTTCGATGCCTGTCTTGACGAGGACGAACAAGGCAGCGCCGAGGACCTCGACGATCGGCACCAGCGCGGACCCGAGCGCCTCCCCGACCTGCATGACCGCGTCACCGAGCGGGCCCCACAACGGGGTCATCGCCTTGAGCAGCGCGCCGATGGGGTTCAGCAGCGTGAACAACCCGCCCAGCCCCGACCCGCCCGACGACAGCCCATCGATGAAATCGAGGAACCGTCCGCCCATGCCCTCGATCGCCGGGCCGATCTTGTCGTTGAACCACTCCGCGAACCGCTCCGCGAACGGCCCGATGCGGTCGTTCAGGCCGTCGATGATGGTCGTGAGCTCACCGAAGAGGCCCTTCATGTGGGGCATCACCGCGGAGGTGAGCGTCACACCAAGACGGGAGAGCCCGGCCAGCATGTTCGCCCACGCACCGCGCGTGGTCTCACCCGAGGCAAGCGCCGCCCCGCCGATGTTCTCCTCGATGACCTTGCGGAACGTTTCCGCGTCGACCTCGCCAGCCGCGACCATCTTCGACAGCTCGGCCTGGGTGACGCCGTACTCCTCGGCCAGCCACTGGAAGATCGGGATGCCCCGATCCGAGAGCTGGTTCAGGTTGTCCGTGAAGACCTTGCCCGACGACGTCGTCTTGTTGAGGATCGCGCCCATCTCGTCGAGGGAGACACCCGCGATCGTGGCCGCGTCCGCAGTCAGCTTGAGGTACTTCTCGAGCTCCTTGCCCGGCTTGATGCCCGCAGCAACCGCCGACGCGGCGATCGTGGCCGCCGAGTCCAACCCGAACGCGGTGCCCTTCACGCTCGCGAGCGCGTTCGTCATGATCTTCTCGACGGAGCCCGCGTCGTGCCCCAAGCCCTTGAGCTTGGCCTGCGCGTCCTCGATGTTCAGCGCACGGGAGATCCCGCCCTTAAGGGCCAGGCCCGTGATGATCCCGCCGACCGTGACCAGTGCGCCGGCAGCGAACTTGCCGACCGTCTTGGCCATGCCGGCGAAGCCCTTGGTGGCCTTCTTCTCGGCGTTCTGGGTGCCAGAGTCGATCTCACCCTCGACGGCCTTGCCGAAGCCCCTCGCCGACGGCAGAAGGGTGACGTACGCGGCGCCGACTTCCTGGCCAGGAGCAACCGACACGTCGTCACCTCCGGGCACGGGTCAGGGCGCGGGCACCCCCAGGCGCTCGGCGAGGCGGGCCCGACGCGTGGCACGCTCGGGGTCCGGCACGCGTACCCGAGTGGGATCCGAGGCCTTGCGGGTCGTGGCCCACGGGCGCGGCAGCGGCGACGGCCTGACCTTGCCCTTGGCGTGGTTCATCAGCCGGTAGGCGTCCACGAGATTCAACGTCGCCGCCTCGACCGGGTCGGGCACGTACGCCCACCCGGCCAAGGCTGCTCCCGTGTGGGACCACGGGTCGCGCAGGAGACCCGATGTCAGGTCCCACGCCTCGTTCCACGGGACGTCCCGGCCGATCGCCCCCAACCGCAGACCGAACCGGACTCGCCAGTCATAGGCGAGCGGCGCGCGGTGACGCAGGAGCAGGAGCGACAGGCCTACGCTTTTGGGTCGTAGCCGGCCAGCTCGGTGGACTTCTGGACCCAGTTGGTCATGACGTGGGCCACGTTCGCGGTGTCCAGCGACGCCAGCGCGCGCACCGCGTCCGGGTAGGCGTCGGCAAGCGAAGTGATCAGCAGGTTCCACGCCGTGGAGACGGCGCGGTCCGTCATCGACGCCCCGCGCTGGATCGGCTCCCAGAACAGCGAGAACGCCGTCATGACACCCATCGGCACACCCGGGGACCCGAGCGCCGGAAGGGAGAACAGCACCTTGCCGTCCTCACGCTGGAAGTGGACGAAGATCTGAGCGTCCTCGTCGGGCAGGCCCGGGAGGGTGACCGTGTTGGTGTGGGTGGTGGTGGACATGGTGGCGACCTTTCGAAGCGGCGACAGGACAGGGATAGGAGCCCGCGGACGGGTGGGTCGCCACCACCCGCCCGCGGGAGATCAGCAGCGCTACTCGGTGCCGGCGCGCGTGTACGTGAACGGGTCGGACGCGCCGTTGTCGGGGTGCGTGACCACGACCGCGGCCTCGCCAGCCTCACCGGCCGGCATGATGGCCACGACCTGCGAGGGCGAGACGACCGTGAACTCGGCCACCGCCACCCCGCCGACCGTGATCGCGGTGATACCGCCCAGGCCCGCACCGGTGATGAGGATCTGCTCACCGGTGTCCGCCTCGGACGGGGTCACCGACAGGACACGCGGCTTCGCCGAGGCGTCCGCGAGCAGACCCCACGCCTTGAAGTGGTACGGCGCGTCCACACCACCCTTGAACGTGCGGAACGTCAGACCGTAGGCCAGGAGCGTGGACCGGTTGAACGTCAGCCCCTCCTTCGACCCGATCTTCACGTTCGGGTAGTGCACGACGATGACCCGCTCGAGCTGGTCGACGCCCACCGTGACGACGTCGTAGCGCTTGGAGTTCGCGGCCGACGTCACCGTCACCGACCCGTCCACGCCCACCTCGACGTCGAAGTAGGCCGCCGTGATCGTCTCGTTGCCCTCGATGCCCGAGACGCCCATCTCCCAGTGCCCCGGGGCGGACTCCTCGAGCACCGTGTCACCGTTGTGCCCGTTGAACGACGTCGAGTCGCCCGGCACCGGGTTCAGCGAGAAGCCGTCCTCGCTGTAGTAGCCGATCAGGGACGACGGGTCCGCCGGCGTCCAGTCCGGGCCCGTGGGGATGTCATCCGTCCCAGCAGGGCGGATCAAGACCGCGCCCTCCTTGACGATGCGCGCGAGCTCGGCGTTGAGGCCGGACTCGACATACGCAGGAGCAGTCATGTCAGTGTCCTTCCAGAAGGGGTGGCCCGCGACGACCACGGGAGGGTTCGGCCGCGAGCGCGGCCACCGCTACAAGGTCAGGGCGACCTCGAGCAGCAGAGTGGAGTAGGCGAACTCACGCTTCAGGGGCGTGTCGAACACCCGTGCAGGCCCGGACTGAACCTCGGCGTGGACCAGCCACGACCCTCGCGAGCGCAGCACCAGACGCGCTGCATCGTTCGCGAGAGCGAAGGCAGCCGGCAGGTCCTCGGAGTCCACGCCCGTCATCACGTAGGCCGACAGGCCCAGGCGGGCGTACTGCGTCAGCGAGGACGCCCGGTTCTGCAGATCGGCGCGCACCACGACGTGCCGGTGCGCCGTCGAGGTGGCGGCCGGCTTGAGGTTCGTCACCACGGCGTCCAGAGCCGATCCGAGCTCGCTGATGACGTGGGCCTCGACGTCGGGAGGCAGCAGCGGCATCGCGCGGCCGCTCACGATCCGCCCCGCTTCTTCCTCGCCGCGCTCGCACCGGGAACCTGCGCCAGTGCGCGCGAGAGGTGACCGCTCGCCGCTTCACGCTCGAGCCCGCCGGCTGGGTCGACCAGGCGAGCCCGCGCCCGCGAGCGCGTGTTGTCCGACTCGACGTGCGTGCCCGCGGGTGCAGCTGCTTGCAGCTGCGCGGCCAGGTGCTCGCGCACCCCGTCGGACTTGAGGACCTGGCGGCGGAACGCTGCCCGGTTCATCACGAACTTCACCCGACCGGCCACACCGCTCACCCCCTGGCCAAGCGCAGCTTGACGACCACCCCCGAGGGCCACACCTGCGGGACCCCGTCGACGTCGTAGCGGTTGCCGCGCAGCAGTACCTGGTCAGAGTCGACGATGTCCGGGTGAGTGTCGCGGAAGTAGAGGGTCGCGGTGACCAGGACCGGCTTGCGGCCAGCCTCACCTGGCTCCGTGGACTCGCCTGGCGCCACCAGGGCATCGCCGAACGTCGCCGTGGTCTCGCTGTAGGTGGGGCGGTTGTACGCGTCGGTGCCCGTCTGCGATCTGCGGTACCGCGTGACCGACTCGGGGGTCTTCACGGCTGGGCCACCCACACGCGCGGCACCGCCACCCGGTAGGACCGTGCCAGGCGCACGTCCTCCGGGGAGAGCAGCACCTGGGCGCCCTGCGCCCACGTCGCGATCGTGTACGCGTCGGTGAACGGTCCATCGGTGGACGAGACCTGGGTCTTGCCCTGCTCGGCGTCGCGCGGGATGAGGAGGACCCTCTTCGCGAGAGCCGCGACGGCGAGCCGGATGTCGTCGGGGACCACCCCGCCGTGGGAGTAGGTGACGCGCACGAACCGTGCCGAGGACCGGTCGACGACCAGCCACGAACCGTCCTCGATCGAGTACTCGAGCGGGGCGGCCGTGTCCGGGTCGGCGACCACGTGCACGTCGTTGACCGGACGCTGGGGGAGGAACACGCGTCGGCCGTTGACCTTCAGCCGGACGGTCGACGTCCCGGGGGTGAACTGCTGACGTGCCTCGCGACGGAACTTCACCGACGCCTCGTCGAGGATCGCCCCGACCCGGGCCGTCTCGTCGCTCGTCAGCTCACGCCCCAGCACGGCAGCCACGTCTACCGCAGAGGCGAGCTGGACAACAGCCACCGCCACCACCTCCCCAAGGGGCAACACGTCGAACGAAGTGGCGGCGGCGAGGTGGCGTCACCCCGGGGCGCCCCGACCGGAGCCCCGGGGTGACGCGGAGCGAAGGCGCTAGGAGACCTTCGTGACCGTCATGACCGGCGACTCGCCGGTCAGCGCCGCGTCCTCGATCTCGAGGAGCACCGGCTCCTTGAACGTGATCGTCTTGGTGGTCGTGCCCGTGACCTTCACGCCCGACACGCCGTCGAGCAGGTTCAGGGCCGCCTTGATCTCGGCGTTCGTCGCGTCGAAGTCGATCGGGTCGGTGTCCTCACCGTCCACCGTCAGGTAGAACGTGCCACCGTTGATCGTGCCCGTCGAGGACCGCGTCCACGCGAGCGACTCGTTCGTGTCCGGCGCCCCGAACAGGACCTTCACCGCGCGGAAGAAGTCCATCTTGGGCTCCCCGTTCACGACGACGATCTTGCCGTCGTCGTCGACCTCCGGGTCCTTGACCACGGCGGCGCCGGCGAAGGCCTCCACGATGGAGCGGTCCTTCGCGTTGAGCGAGTCGTAGTCGAAGATCTGGGTGATCGCCGTGCCGGCCGGGCCCGTGATCGATCCGCCGCCGACCGCGCCACGCGGGACCACCGGTGCGACCTGCGCGATCGCCACGGCGGTCTCGTGGACGAAGTAGGACTCGTCCTCGGCCAGGGTGTCCACCTCGATGATGGTGAAGCCGGCCAGACGACCGACGACGCCCTCGCGCAGCGCCTCGGGCAGGCCCGAGGTGTCCACGTCCTTGAGCTCCTTGTGACCGGCGATCGCCTCGGACACCGAGGACCCCACCAGCCAGAACCGACCCGAGGCCGGCACCCGCGCGTCCGTGAAGTGCTTGCGAGCGCGCAGCGCCACCTTGTGCGGGTCAGCGATATCGCCGGTCGTCTTCGGGTTGTACTGGACCTCGTACACGAAGTCCGCGGAGCCGAGCGTGGACGCGATGAGCTCTTCGTAGAACTCGGCGATCGCGGTCACCTGCGGCGCCTGGACGTCACGCACGTACTCGACCTCGTCGAGCGTGGCCTCCTCCGGCGACAGGTGCACCGCGTTGTAGGGGAACGCCGTCAGCTGGACCGCGATGCTCGACTGCACCAGGTCGTCGACGACGATCGCGTTCGACGTGCGGAAGCCCTTGTCGCGAGCGCGCAGCAGCGGGGGCCGCTTGACGTTGATCGTGTCGCCGGCGGCGCCACGGAAGTCCGCCACACCGTAGCGGTGCACGAACAGCTGGGGCAGCTTGATCGTCCGACGCAGCAGCGCAAGCGCCGTCTGCGCGAACTTCGTGCCCTTCTGGAACACGTTGGCCATGACTCCTCCTGGGAGTATCGATGGGAGAGCGACCCCGGGCGGGGTGGCTCAGGTCACCTGCCAGTTGCCTGCTGCACGATGTCGTCGGCGGAGAGTTCGCCTTCCTTGTGCACCGAGCCCCCGCGATCGCCCTGCCCCTTCGACGGGGGGCCCCCGGCCTTGTCCGCCTTCGGGTAGAGCTCCTGCAGGGTCGCCGCGTGGTCCTCGAGCTCCTCGCGGGTAGTGCCCCGCAGAGCCTTCGGGTCGACGTCGTACTCCTTGGCGACCTCCTTGCGCAGCTTCTTCGCCGCGTCCGCGGCGTCGCGCTCGGAGAGCTTCTTCTCCGCGGCCTCCGCGCGCTCGAGCAACAGGTCGAGCGCCGTCTTGCCCTTGTCATCGGCCGAGAGCTTCTCGTCGAACTCCTTGGCCTTGTCGGCGTTGGCGTTCGCGCGCTGCTCGTGCTTGCGAGCCAGCGCCTTCCACTTGTCGCGCTCCCTCTCGAGCGCGGCGAGCCGCTGTTCGACCGTGAGGTCGGTGTCCTCGGCCTTGTCCTTGTCGGACCGCGACGTGTCGTCCTTGTTCTTCGGCATAGCAGGTCTCCCGTGTCGGGTAGGTGGAGCGCCCCCGTGGCGGGGACACGAACCCCGACCAGGCAGGTCGGGGAAGTCTTAGGCGGCGAGGTCCGCCGCGGAGGTGAACCGGTCGTCGCGCCAGGTCAAGATCGGCCCGTACTCGCCGTGCTCACGCACCACGACCAGCTCGCGGTAGTCAGGCGCGCGAGCACCACGGTCCGAGTCGCCCACGAAGCGCTCGACGGCGTCGTGCACAGACTCCAGAAGGTCCGCGTCGATGACCTGGTCCGGAGCCTCGTCGGGCCCCAGCGGGGCCACACCGCAGTCGCACCCCGGGTGGATCGGGGACAGGTCCGACACCCAGTAGCGCTGCGTCGACGCGACCGCGCACAAGCCGCAGTTCTCACGTCCGGTCAGCGTGCGGCGATAGGCCTGCACGCCCGCCCCGCGCTGCGTCTGCCGAGCCTGGTGGGTCATCGCGAGCTGCAGATCGGTGCGCACCAAGTACTTGAGCCGGGTCGTGCCCGCCGCGAGCGCGTCGGGGAACGTACCCCCTGCGGCGAGCACGGAGCGCATCGCCACCGAGGGGCGGCGGTACACCTCCTCCGGGGGGATCCCTCCGCGCAGCTGCGTGACGTCGATCGAAACGCCCGCCGGGGCGATGCCCGTCAGCGCCGCGAGGTACACGTCCGTCAGGCGCGCCACCGAGAGCTGAGCGCCCACGAGGCGGGGCACCAACACCTCCACGAAGCGGTCGATGTCCTCGTCCCGCCACGACCCCAGCGACCCCCACACCGACGTCGCGTACTGCACCAGACGAGCACGAATGTCAGCACGAGCACGCTGCTCGGCGGCCGCGAGCGCGGCGGCGCGGGGTGCCGAGACCGCCACCGTCACACCTCAGCCGGGGTGGGCTGCGCTGGCGTCCCGGACTGGTTTGGGCTCGGAGGCGGGGCCAGGAGCGCGGCTGCGAGGAGGTCGCCAGCCTTGTCCGTCTCATCCTGACGGATCTGGTCGGGGCTCATGCCCAGGATGTCCCGCTTGATGGTGCGCTCGGAGAGACCCGCGGCCTTCGCCTTCGTCGCAGCGTCGAACCGTTCGGAGATCGACACGTGCTCCGGGGGCACCCACAGGACCTCGAGGGTGTCGTCCCCGAGGTCGACCCCTTCCAGTCGCAGCGCACGCACCATGAGGAGAGCGAGCGTCGGGGAGAAGTACCTGATCTCAGCCTTGGCGTTCGAGACCTGCTGCTGGGGCACCTGGGCGGCGCCGGCCGCGGTCTCCATCTGCCCGTCCGGGATGAGCACCGAGACCGGGGTGCCGGTCAGCGCGGCGAAGTCGCGAGCGTCGGCCTTCTCTGCATTGAGCAGCGGGTTGATGTCGGTGGGCTGAGACTCCCAGATGTCGATGGGGATCGGCAGGTCCCAGATCGCTCCGGGGGCATGCTCGAGCGCCGACGCCCAGTCGATGTCGTTGCCGTCGCTGTCCTTGTCAGGCAGGGGCTGCTCACCGTCGCGGGGCTTGAGCGCCCGCTGGCGGAACGCCTGCATGGCGGTGATGACCAGGCGATTGAGCTTGCCCAAGTTGATGCGGTCGATGACGTCGAGGTGCTGCTCGATGAAGGCCTCGTCGCCCTTGCGTCGCAGGATCAGCACCCCGGGCGGGCCGTCGAACGGGCGCGGCTCGCCGACGGGCTCCCACTCGCCGGCAGTCCGGGCGCGCGACCCTGAACGCCACGACCCCGCGTCGGTCTTCGCCGAGCGCGTGAACTCCTGCGCGAGCGACCCTGACGGGTCGTCCGGGTCGGGACACTGCACGAGCAGGAAGTCGCGCTCGAGAACCTCGTCGCGCCACACCTTGATGGCGGCGCGGGTGCGGCCGAGACGTACCGGGTCCGGGATGGCGAACGCCTGCTCCGGTGCCTCGCGAGTGATCAGCACGGCGTCGTCGTCCAGCCCGTAGAACAGATACCCGCGGCCGGTCTGCTCGGCGTCCTCGATCGCCTCGGCGACGCGGATGTCCAGGTAGTTGTCGCGCCAGATGCGCCGCGCGGCCGCGAGCGCGGGGTGGTCCTCGGAGCTGCCGATGCGCAGACCGTTGGGAACGATCCGGTTGCACAGCGAGCTCTGCGCCAGGCCCCCGTAGTTCGTGATCGCCTTGCGCTGGAACGCTTCCCACGACTCACGGAGGTTCTTGCCCATCTCGGGCAGATCCGGCTTGTTCGAGTGGTAGCCGCGCAGCCGTGCGATCCGCGGCATTCCCGCGTCCATCATGGACGTCAGCACCGGGATCCACTCCTCGGGAGTCTGAGGCGCTTCAGCCACTGTGGACCCCCGTTCATCGGATGCGGCGCGGACCCCTGGTGGTGCGCTGTCGACCATGACCGGCACCCAGCGCGTCCACGCGCGCCTGCCACGCCAGGACCGCCGCGATCGCCGCGTCGATCTTGTTCGGCGAGTCCGGGTGCTCCTTGTAGATCTGATAGCCGGTCGTCTTGTTGCGGCGGCGAGAGTTGAGCACGTGCTGGGTGAGCACGAGCTGCGCGGTGTGCGTGAGCTCGCCGTCGAGCACCGCGTCGAGGAACGCGTCGAGCATGCGGGTGATCAGCGCGCCGCGACCGCCGGTCATCCACCACTCGATCGGGTTCTGGCGAGACGCCTTGACCTTCAGCCGCGCCCCGTACTTCGCCTCCCACGCGGCGACCGACGTCTCCCACTTCGAGGGGTCCGCATAGAACCCCACCGGGGAGTACTTCGCGAACGCCTCGTCGACCGCGGCGTTCACCTCGTCGACGGGAACCGCCCAGTCGTCGCCCGCGGGCCCGTCCGGCTGCTCCCACACGTTCAGGAGCACTAGCAGCCCGTCTGAGACGCGACAGGCCACCAACGCGGTGGCATCCGTCATCCCTCTCTTGCGGCGACGCGAGCCGTCGAAGCCGAGGGTGATCACGTCACCGGCGGCCAAGCTGGGCGGGTTCTTCGGCGCGACCACGTTGGCCGCGCGAGCGTTCCAGTCCGGGCGGGTGATCCACGAGTCGGTCGCGTGGGTCACCTGGTTGAGGAAGTCCGAGCGCAGCTGCTGCACGTCCTCGGTCGGATCGCGGAACGCCGCGGCGTTCGAGTCGATCGGCGCCCAGCCCGGTGGGCACGGCGGGTCGTGCAGCACGCACCCCTGGGGGTGGTTCGACGAGCACCCGTACGCGAACCGCAGACCCGCGATCAGCGAGTCCATGTCCGTCAGATCCGTGTCGGCCGGCGCCTCACGGTGGTCGTACAGCAGCCGCCCACCACCACGGACCTTGCCCGCCTCGACGAGCTTCGCGTACGCCGCGGACTGCTCGGCCACCGAGCCCTCACCGGGGATGAACGCGTTCGGGGACTCGAGGGTGCGCCCACCGACCTTGCGGGCGTTCGTGCGCAGCGTCTGTGCGAGGCGCACACCTCCGTTGCCCTTGACCCACTCCTCGGTCTGGTCGAGCACCACGAACGGAGTTCGTCGACCCTTGACGGTGCGCGAGCTCGCCGTGATCCGCTCGATCGCACCGACCGGCAGGTTGATCTTCGTGTCCATCGGCTCGAGGCCCGGGTAGTCGTCGATCACCGGGCCGGAGAGCATGTCGAGCATCGACAGCCACGTGTTGTTCGTCTGCGCCTCGGAGGCCGCCGCGATGTCGATCAGCGGCGTGATGGACCTCGACCACGGGCGACCCACGGGCTGGCCGTCGGCGTCCCACCCGTCAGGCACGATGTCCGCGAGCGCCTCGAGGATCGCGAGCGCCCCCAGGAACGGGGACTTGCCCCACCCCCGCGAGCGGCCGATCAGGCCACGGTCGCGACGAAACCTGCATGTCTCAGGGTCGATCTCGTACCAGCGGAGCGTGAACTCCTCTTGCTCACGAGTCAGGCGCAGCGGGCTTCCCGACGGGTCGTCGGGAGAGTTCAGCTCGGCGGCCAGCCAGTCGATCGCGTAGTAGCCCAGTGTCGGGACCTCGCCAGGCACAGACGGCTTCCACGGCACCGTCTACGCCTCGCGCTTCGGCCGCGAGCGCCGCGGAGCGCGCTTCGCGGCCGAGCCCTTCGCCGGGGCGGCCTTCTTCGCTGGGGAGGCCTTCTTCGCCGGGGCCGCGCTCGTCTTGGGGGCCAACTTCTTCGCCGGCGGGGTCTTGGCGGGCGGGCGCGGCTTGCGGTCGTCGCGCAGCTTCACGCCGGCCGCGACGAGCCAGGCGCGAAGCGTGGCCGGCGCGCGGCCGAACTGCTCGGCGAGCTCGGGGATCGTGGCGCCCTTGCGGTAGGCCGCCGTGACCTTCTTGCGCTCGGCCGGCGTCGAGCGTGGCTTGCGCACCGGGTCGGGGACGACGTTCGCGGCGCCGCCGGGGAAGGAGACGAGCCGGCCGAGCCGTTCGACGGCAGGGCGAGCGCGCGTGGGGCTTCCGCCGTCCGCGGCATCGGCGTCAGCGAACTGGATCCGCAGGCGAGCGCGGTCCTCGGGCGTCGCGCCGTACTTCGCGACACGGATGCGCAGCTCGGGCAGCTTGGAGAAGTCGCCCGCGCCCCACACCGCGGCGTGCAGCAGCGCGGTATCGAGGAGGAACTGCCAGTCGATGTCCATGAAGTGGTCCGCGAGCGGGGTCTCCCCCCACATCGCCCACCACTCGCGGGTGCGATCGGGCCAGTCCGTGCCGTCGAGCTCGGGGAGCGGAGGCTGGGTGCCCTTCGTGAACGCGATGACCGTCGTCGGCACGCCATCGGCGTTGCGCCGAGCACGTCGACGAGGGTCCTTGGGCGCGGGACCACGACCTGCCATCGCGACCACCTCCCGTGCCGGGATCTCGCGCGAGCACCCGTGTCGGGCGCCAACGCGACGGGGGCACGTCAGTGCGCCCGGAGTAGGAGTGGATCAGGGACCCGCAGCACAGCCTGCGAGCGCGGCCGTCATCGCATGACGTCCAACGGTCCGAACCGGTCGCCGGTGAAGCGGATGAAGCGAGCCCGCGCGTAGTACTCGACGCCGTGAGTGCGGCGGCCCCGCTCCTCGGTGCCAGCTACGAACACGTGAAGCCCCTCGCCCGACATCGAGCGCTCTACCCACAGCGGGGAGTCGATCGAGGCGAGCACCTCGCGGGCCCACGGCGCGAGCTCGCCCCGGTCGAGGCAGTGATCGAGGTCCCAGCACGCGAGCCCGTCGCCGAGCATCACGCCGTACCCATCGCCGGCACTCGAGGCGAGGACTTCGGGGTAGGTCGACCACGTGCTCGGGTCGGTCGAGGAGGCCGGCGCACCGGTGATCGTGATCGGGCGCTTGCCGTCCGCGCGCACCCACCTGCGGCTAGCGATCAGCTCGGCCGGCACGGCGCGCCGGGCGCGGTGGGCTCGCACGCGGCAGCGGGCCGAGCAGTACTCGGCAGGCCGACCAGGGCCGGGGCGGACGGGGACGGGGGTCCCACAGGGGCAGATCCTCACCCCACCAGGATACCGCCGCTGTAACGAAATAGGTAGGGTGACCTTGCACTCGACTAGTGGCGACGGAAGCGATCCGCAGAGAATTAGTGAGTGGCGTTCCAGGGCATCCGAACTGCGACCGCGAGCGCCAGGCGGCCAGGTGCCCTGGGAGCCGCCCGGAGAGGGTCAATCCCCAGACCCGTACACGGCGACAACTGCAGCATCTCTACGCGGGCCTGAGCCCCGGGGGAAGGCCCCCCGCCACCCCTTGCCCAGGTCAGAGCAATGCGGGGTGCTTCTTGCGAGGCCGCGCTCGAGACTGCGCGGCGGCCGCGCGGGCGGCCGCGGACTGGGCGGCTGTGACCTTCTTGTGGTGCCACGAGCACAGTGTCACGAGCTGGTCCACGGTGAGTCGCTCGGCCGGCTGCCATCCTGCGATGTGATGCGCCTCGAGGTTGGTGGTTTGCGCGCATCGAGACCCATCACGCATGGCTGCGGTGCAACGATGACCATCGCGAGCGAGGCATGCCTCACGCAGCTTGCGAGGAACATGCTTGGGTCGCGAGCTCGACCACGCCACGACCCACCACCTCACGGATCCCACGGCAAAGGCCCGACCGTTGCAGATCGGGCCTCGGCGAGCGGACTGATTTTGGGTGCGCGAACCCCTCAGATTCGTGACAGTGCCCATTATGGGGCGCGGTGCGTGGGCCTGTCGAGCACGAGCAGATGCGCGGCGTGTCGTCACTCGTCTTCCTGCGTGGAGAAGATCCGCTCCTCCGCGCGCTTAGTCGCGTACCTCAGGAGCGCGAGGTGCTCGAGTATGTTGCCGGACCAGTTGGTGTTCACCACGTGCACGTCCTCGCCGCTGTCCTCGTATCCCGGCCCGGCCGCGATCACGAACCATGACGTGGCCACCACGGGAAAGTCCGACATCGTCGCGAACCACCGCTCGACGGCAGCGGCCAGCTCTTCTCCCGGAGAACGCTCGCTCGCCTCGGTCATCGACGCTCCTCAGGGCGAAAGCCGATGGGGCGATCCGGGTCGGGATAGGGCTGGCCGGAGCGGTCGACCAGGGAGTCGAGACTGGACTCACGGTCAGCCGGCTGCTCTTCATCGCACCGGCGAACCAGGTCGATGGTCAACGCTATGCGCAGCCTCATGCCCCCTCCGCCCTCGCCGGTGCGGAGGCGTGCTCGCTCGGCGGCGCGGGCAGGAGCGCCGCGACGTCACCCAGCCGGTAGAGCACCTGCCCGCGCACGTCGCGGCCGCGCTCAGGCAGCCGGCGCTCCTTGCCCTGCTGCGCTCGACGCTCGTCGCGCGCCAGCACCTGGGTGAGCGTGTTGCGGCGCAAGTCCGGCAGCACGCGCAACGCATCATCGGCCGTCACGAGCGCGTCGGCGTGTGTCCGCGGCAGATCGAGAAGCGCGGTGCGGTTCGCGAACGACAGCCGCTCCCCGTTCGGCCACCACGCCTTGCACTTGCGGCAACGGCGCACGTCAGCGAGCCCCTCAGCGGTCCACTCCTGCACCACGATCCCGCCGCAATGCACGCACGGCACCGGCTCACGCACCGGGGTCATCCCGGCGAGCTCCCGCGCACGGCGGCGCACCTGGCGCAGCAGGCGAAGCTGCTCCGTCCACGCCGGGTGCGACTGGGCTGCCCACAGCATGTGCTCACGCAGCCAACCGAACACCGCCGACCCGACCGGGGCGTCCACCGACGACGCGTAGTCGCCCTCGGCGCCCACACCGATCCCGTCACGCCCACGGATGCCGGCACGATGCTCCGCCCAGTCCAGAGCCACGTCCTCGAGGACCTCGAGCAGCGAGTCCGGGCGACGGATCCCTGAGATCTCCGGATCGTCAATCGTCGCACCGAGACCGAACGGCAGCTGGTCCACCTGACGAGCGACCCGCGGGCGATCAAGACCCGACCCACGCACACCCAAGATCGTCGCGAACGGATCCGGGATGAGCGCCAACGCCTCACGCACGTCCTCGACGAGATCCCGAGCGCGCGACAAGCACCGACCGCAGATCGTCAACGACGAGTCCAGCGGCCAGGCGCAGTCCTGGCACCCCACGGTCACCTCCGGGCACTGCGAGCACGAGTACCTCGCCGGGTACGCCGGCTGATCGGCGTCCCGGACCCACTCGTGACGATGGTCGACACCAGCCATCACGCACCCCCTCCGGCTGCGAGCTTGATTCCCTCGTCCAGGCACACCCGGCACGGCAACGGCTGATCATGCTGGGCACAGGTGGCCTGGTCGATCAGGTCAGGATCGGGAGGCGGGCCGTGGTGACCCTTCCAGGGAGAGCCGAACCGAGCAGCGACAGGGACGGTCGGGGCGGCCCCGGCGAGCCCCACCCCGGCGGACCCCGCCGAAGACCCAGCCTCACCCTTTCTAGACCCCTCCCCATTCCCCACCCCACCCGCGCCCCTACGCGCGCGCGCCCGCGCGGGGGAGACCTCCGAACTTGATTCCGACTTGATCGCAACTTGATCGCCAACTTGATCTGAACTTGATCGAGAGGGCCGCTGCGCGGGTGGCGGGAGCAGCACCATCCCGGCCTGTTCAGGGGTGCGCTGCCCCTTCTTCTGGTTGCAGTCCGCGCAGGTCACAGCGATATTCGAGGCCCCGATCGCCTTCGTCGGATCGACGTGATCGAGGTGCCCCACGGTCTTCCCGCGGCGCGCACCACCGTGTCCTCCGCGCGCCGGTTTCGTGACGGGCTTTTCGCAGTATCGGCACCCGAAAGTGCCGTCCGCTCGGGCGTCACGAGCCCAAACCGCCTCGGTAATTGCGTCGTCGCGAAGCTCACGCGCCTTCGCATTCTTGGTGCGTTCTGCCTCGCCGGTTCCGTACCGGAACTGGAACCACTCGTGGAAGATCCACGCCCCGTCAGGAGGCTGGGGGCACTTCTCGCAGTCGTGCCCCGGCGCGTGCCACAGACCGTGCTTGACCAGGAGCGCGGCGGCACGCTTCGTCGCCGCACGGTCCGTGATCAAGCGGGCACCGTGAGCGAGCGTAATGACCCCGTCGAGGCCCGCGTCACGTGACAGCGACCCCGCCAAGGTCCACAGCATGACCGCCTGCCCAGCCTTCGAGGGACCCTCCTCATCGATCATCGACATGACCTTGCGGTTCGCGTGGAACTTGTCGTCCACCTGGAAGAACGCCATCAGACGTGGGGCCTTTCTCGGTCAGTCAGTCGGAGCACCGGCACTCGCCGGTCTGCTGGTTGATCACTCCTCCGCAGGAGTCGCACCGCTCATTCACCTTGCTCACCTCCCGTCGGGGCTCGTCGCGCGTCCTGTGCAGCTCGTGCAGCCCGGAACGCGGTCGGCGTCGAGCGACGCTTGCCGCTCGCGATCGCACGTTCGTCGACGACCGTCGACGAGGGCGCACCTACCCAGCCACCGCGCCGGGCGCGGCGCTCAGCGAGCGTCGAGCCCGGCGGGGGTACAGGCGCCGGCGGGGGTCCGTGCTCGGCGCACAGCCAGCCGCCCATGAAGAGCCGCGCAGGCGCGTCATGGCCGTACCGGCACCGGTGCGGGCCTGAACCCGAGGGACGTACGGATCGGGGCGCAGACGCGCTCGAACGGGCCTCAGAGGGTGCCTCTGTGGGGACGGGCCCGAGGATCTCCGCGACCACCGACCACGTCTCCTCCGACGGCGCGCGCGTCAGCCCAGCGGCCCGCCACACCTCACGCCGGTGCCCACCGCCGACCGCGATGCCCGACGACGACACACCCAGGCGAGCGCACGCAGCCGCGAGCGCGGAAGCCTTCTGTTCGCGGTTCGCGCGGGCCCGGGCGGTGTGGGCGTAGTCGACGTCGGCGGTCACAGCACGCTCCAGGTCATGTACGGCGCGGGCGTGGGGTGTGAGCACGCTCCGCAGCGAACGGTGAGTCGAGGTCCGACGATCGCACGAGCTTGAGCGAGGAGGTCGAGTACGTAGCGGCGGTGGCCATCGCAGTAGACCCAGGAGTGTCTGCGGGGGCATCCGAACGCGCGACCGCGCCATTCCGCGGGGCGCGCGCATGTGCTGAAGTCACACGAGAGCTCGGCAGTGAGGTCGATCGCGTCGAGCTGGTCCACGTCGGTGTCGAGGCTCATGAGCGTCCCCGTCCGCGAGCGCGGGGTGCGGGTGCGTGGTGGGGGTGGCGGGGGCACCAGTCGCCGATGCGGGGGATGCAGGTCCAGCCGTGGCGGGTGGCGTAGCGGCGGGCGCGGCGGTGGTTGTGGTGCTCGGGGGTGGCGATGCGGGTGCGGCAGCCGGGGGTGTCGCAGGTGTAGGTGAGGGCGAGG